TCAGAATCCAACGTCAATGAGAATTGGCTATTTCAATTTAGTGCTGATAATAACAATTGTTTAGAGTTTGATGGTACTGGTGATCGAATAGACTTTGGTGACATACTCCAAAGTTATACTGAGTTTACGATAGAATTTTGGATGAAAGCAGATGCTGTAAATAGTGGTGTTATAATTCAATTATCTGCTGGTTCTGGAGAAGATGCAGAAGATAACGTATCTTTTAACGTAAATATGCCAGGTAGTGCAGAGCTACAATTATTTTATGAGTATGGAAGTGGCTCAAATGAATCCAATACTACTTCTGATTTTGATTTAACTACGAACACATGGATTCATGTTGCAGTAGTCCGAGATGATGCAAGTGGTACTGCGTTATTTTATAAGAATGGTGTTTTAATAGAAACAGAAACTGCAAGCAATGATCCAAGTGGTGGTACAAGTAGTAGTGCAAATATGACCATTGGAAATAACTTTGCTAATAGTAATGGATTTGATGGCGAATTAGCACATGTAAGAGTGTGGAGTGATGCACGAAGCGCAGCAGAAATTGCTCACTACTATAACAGAACCATTGATAGCACTGCATCAAATTTAGTTGGTTACTGGAAACTAGATGAAGGTACAGGATCAACAGTATTGGATAGTAGTAGTAATTCTAATAGTGGTACTATTACAGATGCTACATGGTCAGTTGGTGGTTTTGATGAATTTATTCATAGTTTTGGAATTGCTAATAGCGATGCGACAGTAGATAATAATTTTTATCGTGGTGCAGTATTAAATAAAAATGTGAGTGTACGTGATTCTATTGACATAACTGCTGGACAATCTACTACAAGTAATATTTCTTTAAATGTCGCTAATGTAGTTTTTGATGGTATTGATTTATATAAAAGAATCTTTAATGGTACAAATAACTATTTAAATAAAGAAGTTCGCGTTTATGCGCAGTTTAACGGATCAAATTCTTTAGCTGATTGTCAACGCATTTTTACTGGTCGATTAGTCGATGTAAAAATTGATCAAAATCAAAAATTATCATTACAAATTAATTCACATCGTCCTTGGGATAAAATATCTTTTCCACAAACCAAACACAGTATAAAAGGAATATATGAACCAACTGTTTATGGGGAATATGATTTTGTTGATTTAACCACTACTCCAATACAAGCTGTTTATGGTAATGTATTTCCAGTGCCAATATTAAATGTTTCTCAAGGTAGTGCTACATCTGGTTCAACGACACATGATGGAACATTTGATGTTTTGATGCCTCAATCTTATTCTAGTGGTGATAAAAATTATATTCATTTGCATTTAGATGATTATTTTCTTGTTGTAACCCAACAACCTGGTGTTTATACAGTACAAGAATCAACTGTGAGTGAGTCTAATGTAAATGTTCTTAAAACACCTATTTCATATTTTGCACATGGATTAATCATACCATTTGTTGGTGAAAATCAATGGAGCGTGTCTATGATTAGTAATATGGAAAATGCATTTATTAGAAATAAAGATGGTGATTATGATCTCACTACATTTGCTAGTGCAGATATAAATAGTGTTGGAGATATTGCTTATATACAAAGCAAATCCTTTACTAAAAATTTTACAGATAGCCAAATACATGGAATTAGAGTGCAAATTAAAGCAGAACGCGATGATTCGGATACATCCGTAGCTGGTTACCAAGCATATGATGTAGATATATTTAAAAACGGAAGTACATTGTCTAGTAACTCAGTTTATGACGAAGATGCTGCTATCATACAAACATCAGGCAATGGAAATGAAGATGTTTATGATATTACCAACACAGATGCTCCAACTGAATTTCAAATGCAATTTACTTCACTTGGTACATCTGGAGCTGGTAACAATCCATTTTCTGCACATACTTTAAAAATATATGGAGTGAAATTAAGAGCAGTGATTGATATACATGATAGTAATCAAGAAGATGTTACTAGATTGTCAAACATGAGATATGTATATAGTGGTGGTGCAGGATTACCTGCATCTTGGGATAACGGAGCAATTAAACACGGACATGATGCACATAGAGATTTGTTAATGAGATTTGGTGGAATACCTAGCACAACGCCAGTGAATTATGATTCATTAAACACGGACAGAACAAGGAATACAGCAAATGATGCAGATATTGATGATTGGAAAATACGTTACTGGCAATTAGAACCAGCTCTATTAAAAGATAAATTAGATCAACTAGCATACGAATTTGGTTTTTGTTATAAAATGGATTCTAATGGTGTATTAAAATATATTCACGTAAAGCAATCTAGCGAATTATCAGCTACATTAAACTTAACACAATCTGATTTAAATAATATAAATATTAGCACTACTGGATTAAGTGAAGTAATTACTAAAATGGAATTATCTAATAGGTTACATCCAGCAGAAAGTAATAGGTATTATCAATCAGTGACTGCAACCAATATAGTCTCTAGAGCTAAATATAACCTCGGTGATAAAGAAGGCATAAAGCAACAAAACTTAGATATGCATGTTGGAGATTTACCAACATCCGCAGCATCAGATTGCAATGCAGATTGGTATTCCTATTATAACAACATTATTGGTGATATAAAAGTATTAGTACAGTGCGATGTAGTCAATCCAGCAAAAGGATGTCAACTAGAAACTGGTGATATAGTCACATTCACAGATATGCCAGTAGAGATGTTTGGCACTGATTTTAGTACCAGTAAATATTTTATGATTGTAGAAACAAAACGCTCACCAGGTAAGGTAAGCATAACAGCAAGAGAGGTAGGCTAGTGGCTAACCAAACTATAAAAACACCAAGATTTTATCCAGACTTAATTAGTTATCATAGAGCAAGAGGAGCATCACCTGGTATCGTAAAATCAGATATAGTAAATACACTTGCGGTACAAACAGGTAGCGCAGGTGAGTTATTTGATCTTCGACCACTAAATCAAGTGACATTTGATACTTCTGCAAATACTTCTAAGCACGTATTAACTAATTTTAGTTTTACAACTGCTAGTTATAAACAGAATTATATTGCAATTTTAAATCATAATTTAAATAGTTCAGGTGGACGTTTTAAGATATTTGCAGGTAATGAAGCAAGTGATATTACCGCTTTAGATGGTGGAAACGCAGATACTGCTGATATAAATTGGAGTAGTGTGAATGCTACAGAGATTGTCAACGCAGATACAATAGCTGCTTCTGATTCTAATAAAACAGTCACAGTGACACCTGCATCAGATGGCACAACTGTGCTTACGTTTGATGAGCAGGATTTGCGTTATTGGGCAATACAATTTGAAGGCGATACTTCATGGGATGGGACTACAGATTTTATCGTAGGCAGTATAATGATCGGTGAATACTTTGATATGCCTTTTTCACCAGACCTAAACCTTACTAGGTCTATTGTATATGATAAAGTGAATGTAGCAGAGTCCGCAGGTGGACAGCGTTATGCTACTGCAACTAGTTTTGGAAGAACTGCATCTAGTACATCTAAAAGTCCATTTACACTTGGTACATATGGACAAAATGTTTATGGTGGTAGGCAGGCATATGATTTAAAGTATAGTTATTTGCAGGATTCAGACCTATTACCAAATGAGTATCCAGTCTATCAGCATGGCAATGATAGTGTGATTTCTGATGTGTGGAATATGGTAGATGGTCCGAGTAGGCCATTCATATTTAGTTTAGATAATACATCTACTGGTGCGAATGCAGAATCCGAACATTTGTTTGCTAGATTTGCACAAAATAGCCTAGATATGCAACAGGTAGCACCTGACGTGTACACTGTAGGCACTAGAATTGAAGAAGAATTTTAATTTGTAAATAATACTTGCATAGTGTTGACAATGGTTTTAATATCTGTCAACACTTATGAAGCCTTTAGAACAACATATGAGAGAGTGTGGTTTTAGTCAAAACCAATTAGCGCGTGAAATCGCTCTAGATAAATCTATGCTTTCACTAATGATGCGAGGCAAACGAAAGTTTCGTCACGAGCATAAAGTTCGTATTGCTCGTGTATTAGGTATTAAAATAGAATTTATAGAATTTCCTTGGTAAGTTTATTTCATATTTGGACAGTGCTGTTTGACGTGGCGTTTCCACTTCTACTCTCTCTCTCTCTTTTCGCCATTAGGTGCTGTCCATGTTCCTAACGATTCATATAAAAAATAAAGAAGAAAGAATTAAGTTTGCGCAGGAAGTGCGTAAACTGTTGGGTGAATCCCAAACATACATTCCTGGAGCGCGAAAAGTCTGGAAATCAGATATTGGTGTACGAGCAACTATAGATAAAGAAACATATACATCTATTGTGGCTCTCATTGATCGCAAAGGATATAACTACAATACAATAAAGGAGTAACGATGAGTGGACTTTTAGAAGCGACTTACAGCGTGCCAAGTGCAGGCGAAAGTAGTTTTATGAAATTTGTCAAAGGTGAAAATAGATTCCGTATATTGGATAAACCAGTTTTAGGCTATCAATATTGGCAAGATGATAAAACGCCAGTACGGATTAAGAATGCAGGTGATGCACCAGCAGGAGAAAAGCCAAAACATTTTTGGCAGATTCCAGTTTATAGTGCTAATTCAGTCAAGGTTCTCGATATTACACAAAGTACTGTCCAGAAGCAACTTACAGAGTTAGATCGCAATAGTGAGTGGGGCAACCTCAAAGACTATGATGTGATTGTCACTAAAAATGGTGATGGAATGGATACTACTTATACAGTAACACCATGTCCTAAAGCACCATTAAACAAAGAAGCAGAGGAGTCATATTCTTCATTTAAGAAGACATACGAACCTGATAAGGTATTTGATGTGACACCTACTGCGGAAGCTGAAGACGAGTTGCCTTTTTAATGCCGTCTAAAGCATCACGTAAAGGCTACCAAGGTGAAGTTGAGGTCGTTGAATTGCTCCGCGACCTCGGCTTCACAGCCGAGCGATCATGGGGCAGTGATGGTCGTAGCTTTGGTGAGAAGAGCGATATAGATGTTAAGGCTACCAAAGGTGACCTTACAATTTTAGTGCAGGTAAAACGCAGAAAAAAGATTGCAGATTTTTTATCATTCAAGAATGCAGATGTAGTTATGGTTCGACAGGATCGTAAACCTTGGCTATGGATCGTAAAGCATGAATGGATGAAGAACTTATTTAAAAGCGGAATCGTAGAAACCCATAACCAAGAAAATGGCGTGTCTAAAGATCGTGATAGTCGTGATTCCGCTTAACTTTATTCAGGAGAGAGAATGCCACATCCAATGAAACCAAATCCAAAAGCAGCACTCGTAGAGACAGTAGGTGATGCGATAGAAAAAGTGTTAAGAAAAACATTAGCAGATGCAGATTTACGTATGGATATAGCGATTGAAGTATGTGATGAGGTGTTGAGAACTATAGATAACAAAACAAAAAAAAGAGAGGCAGTATGAGTTTATTTACGAATATAGAAGAAGTAGAAGATCAAGAGTTTTGCTGGAGTTCCTATCAACAGGAAGTAATTGCAAAATATAAAAAAGATTACGGATCTTTAGAAAAAGCAGTTGTAGTGATTGATGCAGAAATTCAAAGTATGCAGGCTACAATCACTGCATTAAGAGAACTAGTAAATTGGGAGAGCGAATGATATACGAAGAATATAATAAGTTTAGAGAGGACATGTTTGCGGAAGCCTCAAAGATTAGTGATAATAAGTCTATTGAGTATACGATTAGTAATGAAGATAAATTTTATAATTTTAAGCATGTTGCGGAACGGCTTGGAATTACTTCAAAGCAGGCACTAATGGTATATGTCTTAAAACATGTCGATGCAATATGCAACGATGCAAAAACAGGAAAAACTCACAGCGATGAAACCACATACCAAAGGTGCTTAGACGTAGTTAATTATATGGTTTTATATGCTGCAATGGATAAGGAAAGTACACATGCACATAATACTAAGCCAAATGGAATTAAGACTAGCAAAAGCACTAGCGAAAGCAAAAATGGATCAGAACCAAGCAAATGGAATGATTTCCAACGGACCACGTAGTTTAGAAATAGATTTACGTGGTGTCAGCGGTGAATTAGCCGTTTGTAAGAAATATAATACCTATCCAGATATGGTGATAGGTCCTCATTATAGTGGTTATGACTTAATATATAATAATATCAGAATCGATGTAAAGACCACCAAGTTTAAAAGTGGTTATTTGCAAGCCAAATTAAAAAAGCAACATACAGATTGTGACGTATTTATATTAGTGCGTGATGATTCTCCTAAGTTTATCCTAGAAGGCTGGATACCATCCATAGATTTTTTAACGCAGGATAATATAATGGACCTTGGCTATGGTAATAAGTTTACATTGCAGGCAGATCAGCTACGTCCAATGAGCGAGTTAGATCAGTATGCATAGTATGACCAAAGGCAAGATAGGTGAACTGGCGATCCGTCAAGACCTTCTCTCTAAAGGTTATAATGTATATCTACCAGAAGTAGATGTTACGCAGGTAGATATGATAGTAGAGACATCAACCTATGCTATTAAACGTGTCCAGATTAAATGTGTTACGAAATTACGCAGAGGTACAGCCGTAGAAGTCGATACTACAAAGTATAAAGATACCAACAGAGTAGATGTAATTGCAGTATACTATGAGCCTAAAAATATAATTGCTTATGTTCCGTATGAAAATACACACGCAATTAGTTTAGCATTAACAACAGGTAAGAATAATCAAACAAAGGGCAGGAAATGGTTCTATTCATATGAGCAGTTTCCTGATTTTAGCTAATGATGAAAGTTATATCACTTGGATTAGGTGTACAAAGCACAGCAATGTACATGATGAGCAGTTTAGGAAGAATAGAACGCGCAGACCATGCAGTATTTAGTGATCCTGGAGCAGAGTTACCAGCGACTTACGAAATACTAGAGTTTTTGCAGGATTGGGCAAAATATAATAACGGCATACCAATACATGTTACAGATAAGAAAAATCTATATAAAGATATTCTGAATCAAAAAAACTCGCCTGGCCACAGGTTTGCATCTATTCCAGGATTTACTGAGAATGGTGGAATGATACGCAGGCAGTGTACAAAGGAATATAAGATTGATCCAGTAATAAAAAAGATCCGTGAGTTGCATGGATTAAAGCCGAGAAAGCATATGCCTTTAACTCAGGTATGGCTTGGTATATCTTTAGACGAAATACAGCGTATGAAGTACAGTCAAATACCGCGCGTTGAATACTATTATCCATTAATAGAAAGTAGGTTGAGTCGCGGTGATTGTATCAAAATGTTTGAGGAATTTATGTTTCCAGTACCACCAAAATCTAGTTGCGTGTTTTGTCCGTATCATTCGGATCGTAATTGGAAAGAGTTAAAAGAAGTGTATCCTGAAAGTTGGGAGAAAGCAGTAAAAGTAGATGAATCAATTCGAGATATGTCGCAACGAGGTATGAAAGAACCAATTTACGTGCATAGATCGTGTAAACCATTAAAAGATGTAGAGTTCGTAGATCAACAAGAATTGTTTATGTGCGAAGAAGGATTTTGCGGATTATGAGTGACTTAAAAATAAAATATGCAGGTAGTATTGATTATGATGATGAAAATGGTGAGTGGACAGATGATATTATCTGGGGAAGTAATTATGCGGAGTTTATTGAGGATATGAAAGCACATATGAAAAAACGCAAGAATAGTAGTGTATTCTTTGCAGCAAAGTATGTAAATAATCAAGAACGTGATATAACAATGCAGGTAAAGGCGGATTGCAATGGATGATTACTTTATCAAGCTAAGTTCGATTGAAAATGAGGTCGTAAGTAACACGAAAAAGAATTTAGATGCTACTCTTGCAGATAAGTATATTTACTTTTGTACTAGTTGCAAGACATGTTGGGAAGTGACAAAAACAAAATGGCATCATCGTATTGAATATTATGATAATTTTCCATCGTATAAGAAGAAAAGAAAGATTTGTGAAAGATGTACACCTGACAAAAATGTGGAACAAGAGGATGAATCCTAAGTTGGCTTTGGTTGACACAGCCATGTCAGGTGTTCGTATGCTTGATTTATTTAGTGGAATTGGTGGATTCCATAAAGGATTTGCGCAGGCAGGTTACAAATTTGACTGGGTAGGTTTTAGTGAAATAGATAAGTACGCAAGCGCAGTGTATAAACATAGATTTAAAGAAGCGGAGGAGCTAGGTGACATTACAACTATTCAACCAGGAAGAGATTTACC